TAGACCTTGAAGGCCGTCAAAAACGGATCATGTATGGTCAAGCCCCGCATCAAATCAATGGTCGTCATTGGTTAGATGCACGCCAATATCAGTAATTACAAAAGGGGGCGTCTTAACAGGCGCCCCTTTTTCTGTTTACAATCACCCAAAAATAGTATATAATGGCTCTCTGATTCAGAAAGGGCATGTAATGAATTTTTATACATCAGTCAACCGGCTGGGAAACGCTATCCTAGTCCGTGGATTTAGGAACGGCCGTCGTATTCAAGAACGTGTTAAGTTCAAGCCGACGTACTTCGTACCTACTAAAGAACCAACAGATTGGAAATCACTAGATGGCAAACCAGTCGCACCTATCAAATTCAACTCCTCCCGAGAATCGCGCGAGTTCCTGGAACGATATAAAGGCGTGGATCATTTTGAGGTGGTGGGGAATACAAATCATGTTACTCAGTATGTTCATGATATTTATCCTGGCGCAATTAAATTTGACCGCCAAACTATCAACACGACCACAATCGACATTGAGGTGGCTTCCGACGATGGATTCCCTGAGCCAGATGCTGCCGATTATCCTGTCACTGCAATCACTATTAAAAACAATATTGATGAGCTGTATTATGTTTGGGGTTTGGGCGATTACGAACCAGAGAAAAACAATGTTGTCTACCACAAATGCGAAAACGAGCATGAACTCTTACTCTCGTTTCTCGCTCATTGGTCTAATCCTTCTACCTGCCCTGACGTTGTAACAGGCTGGAATACAAACCTATTTGATATTCCTTACATGGTTAACCGTATTACTAAGGTTCTAGGTGAAGACCGTGCCAAGACTATGTCACCATGGAATCATATCCGTGAGCGTAAGGTAATGAAGAACAACCGTGAACAGATTGCGTACGAGCTAACAGGTATCCAACAAATGGATTACTTTGACCTGTTTCAGAAGTTTGGTTACACCTACGGTGCACAGGAATCCTACAAGCTTGATCATATTGCTCACGTGGTCTTAGGTGAAAAGAAGCTATCCTACGATGAGTACGGCGCGCTGCACCTTCTGTACAAGCATGACTTTCAGAAGTTTATTGACTACAATATTAAAGATGTGGAACTAGTCGATAAACTAGAAGACAAGTTAGGTCTGATTACTCTGGCCATGACTATGGCATATCGAGCAGGCTGTAACTTCTCTGATACCTTTGGCACTGTAGGCATCTGGGAATCAATCATCTACCGTGACCTTATTGATAAGAAGATTGTTCCGCCACTCAAAACGGATAAGACAAAGACTCCATATCCTGGTGCATATGTTAAAGAACCTAAGCCTGGAATGTATGACTGGGTTGTGTCCTTTGACTTGGCTTCTCTGTACCCTAATATCATTATTCAGTGGAATATGTCACCCGAAACCATTGCTAATTCCTTTAACTCAGATGTATCTGTAGAAAAATGTTTGAATAGGCTCAGCGTGGGCTCACGCGGCAACCAGAGTATCTCTGCTAACGGTGTTATCTTCAATAATGATAAGGTCGGATTTCTACCAACTATCGTCAAAGACTACTATGCTGAACGTAAAGTAATCAAGTCACAGATGATTGAAGCTAAGCAGCGCCAACAAGAATCTGATTCATATGAGATTCAAAAAGAGATTGAGCATTTAGAAAACCAGCAAATGGCTATTAAGATTCTGCTTAACTCTTTGTATGGCGCAATGGGAAACCGTTGGTTTAATTACTTTGACCAACGGATTGCCGAAGCCATTACTTACAATGGACAGCTCTGTATTAAATGGGCAGAACGTTCTATGAATGAGACCATGAATAAAGTCCTAGAAACTGATAAGGACTATGTGATCGCCATGGATACGGACTCATTGTATGTGAACATGAAAGACCTGGTTGACAAGTTTCAGCCTAAAAACCCAATTAACTTTTTGTCTAAGGCTGGTGAAGATATGTTCAAGCCGGCTTTGTCCAAGGCATATGCCGAGCTGCACGAGTACATGAACTGTAAAGATAACCGTATGGACATGGATCGTGAAGTCATTGCTGATCGTGGTGTATGGACTGCCAAGAAGCGGTATATCCTGAATGTACTGGATAATGAAGGCATTCGGTACGCTGAACCTAAGATGAAAATTATGGGCATTGAGGCAATTAAGTCTTCTACTCCTATGGTTGTGCGCGATGCATTTAAAGAAGCATTCAAGATCATCATGGCTGGTACTGAGGCTGACGCTCAAGAGTATATTGCTAACTTTAAACAAGAGTTCTTCGGCATGCCGCCTGAGAATGTTTCATTCCCTCGTGGTGTCAGTAAGATTTCTGCATGGAAAGATCGTGATACAATCTTTAAGAAAGGCACGCCCATTCACGTACGCGGGTCTATCATGTATAATAATCTCCTGGAGTCCTCGGGATTGCAGAAGCAATATGAGACAATTAAGAACGGTGAAAAGATTAAGTTCACTTACCTGAAGATGCCTAATCCTATTCGGCAAAATGTTATCTCATATCCAATGGCGCTGCCCAAAGAATTCCATTTGCATAAATACGTTGACTATGAGAAACAGTTTGAAAAGACATTTGTTGAGCCACTCAAAATTATCCTAGATGCCGTCGGTTGGACGCCCGAACATCGTGTTACCCTTGAGGACTTCTTTAGTTAAATTTAAACCTTAACTAATAGTTGTGTACAAACCCATTTAAATGGTGTAGTATAATAAAGTTATTAACAGGAGAATATCATGGCTCGACGTAAAGTTCCAAGCAAAACTACTATCAAGAAAGCTATGGCTACAAAAAAATCTAAAGCACCAAAGCTTGATAAGCCACCTAAGTTTTATGTTGAGTTTATCGATACTGATGGTAACAAGGTAGATAAGGGATATGCGTCTAAGGGCGGATATGAGTATGCCGTACAGCGTATGCGTGAAAAAGGTATTAAGATCGAAGATCATGGTGCCTACAGCCCTAAGCGCGATAAAGTCAGTAATATGAAATCTGATGGCCCGCTGCTGCAAGGTCCTATTGATGGTCACTACGCAATCATGTCCGAAGAAAAGACTCGTACTATCGTACAGTCTAACTTCAACCCATCGGTTAAGCGCTATACCAGCAGGTTGTATGGTGGTCTTAACGGTATGATGAAGGTCGTTGAACCTGATGGGCACTGGTCACTTCAGGGTCAAAAGATTGTCAAGAAGACAGATAAAGAGACCGGTGTTCGTACTATGGTTGATAACCGTACATTTAATGCAGCCGGTTGGCCGGTGATGGAATAATGTACTCACTTACCCTATTTAAAAATATCTATGACAATAGTACATCCAAACGGATGGACTTTGATACGTGGGAGAAGTTTGAAAGGCTTCTCTTCACTCTTGCTACACAAGAAGGATATAAAGGTGGAAGTAATTCTTCTCCTCTTATTAGCCCTGCTATTTACCGATCCGGTACGACTCGTGCTAACGACAATGTTCTGGGCTGGGGTAGTTGGTGTTGTGTTGATATTGATGAGTATAGTGGTACTATCGATGACGTCTTAGAGCATCTTAAACCGTATTACTATATCTGTTACTCTACTGCGTCGTCTAAAGAATACCACCCAAAGTTCAGGGTGGTTTTTCCTTTAACAGGCATTATTGGTACAGATAAAATCAAAGCCTTTTGGCATGCAATTAATGCACTCGTTCTAGATGTAGTTGATGCACAGACCAAAGACCTATCTCGTATGTACTACGTACCAGCCAAATACCCTGATGCATATAGCTTCATCTTTAAGAATGAAGGCAACCACATTAATCCATTTGATTTGATGAATCGTTTTCCTTATACTGAGGCCGCGCGTAAAAAGAAGTTTATTGATACCCTACCAAAAGCCTTACAGAAAGAAGTGATTAACTACCGACGCAACCAGCTCGATAACGTTGTGACATGGACTGGATACAAAGACTGTAAGTTTTGGCCTAAGACTTTGGCTAATGAGTTTACCGCTATGGCTCACATTGATGGTTCTGGCCGGTTCCGTATGATGTATGCAATCATGATTGCCATCGCAGGTAATGCAGTTGAAGCAGGATACAATATCACTTCAGATGAAATCGCTGAACTCTGCCGTGAGTTTGATGCAGTCAATACCAACCTTTATGAGAAACGTGACATGGAGTCAGAGGCAGAAAACGCCTTGGAATACGTATTGAAGTAGCTGTTACTGAAATGTAACACCTCCATAAAAGATTTAAAATAATTACATTTAGCTATGTACTTTCTTGTCAAAATGTTTATATTACATATATAAGCTAATTAACGGAGAAACACTATGAACGCTCAAGCACAAAAGCTCGCAAACAAGCTGAACCGCAAGCGTGATACCATTGCACGTCTTCGGGATAAGGGTGGCTTTTACCGCAAGCCCGGCACATATGATGAGTACAACGGTGATTTTCTGACCGCTCGTGGTCGTGACCTCATCACCGATGCATACTTCCTGATCCACGCTTTCACCGACCTCGATGGTGAAGATACCTTCGCTGCTTGGGATTGGTACTGCAAAACTTACAATGATGGCTTCTGGTTCGTCGCTGACGATCTGGCTGCATAACAGTAACATTTTTGTCACACCCCTAATTTGATTTGAAAAAAAGTCTTTTTAGGGGTTTACTTTTTCTGGTAAGTGACTATATTATAATTATAACAACGACACGAAAAGAGACTGACATGGACGTACATGAAGCATATGAATTCCTCGTCGACGACGCTCAGCTGATCGACGTTATTTCTAACGCTGATCGCGCCGAAGATGTTTACGCTGCAGCTATCAATGCAGCTGCGCAGATGAACCTCGACGTTGTACGTAGCGACGTTGAAATGGAAAGGCTAAATATGATATATCATCTGAAAGGCATTACCAAAAGAGGTAAGCAACGAATTAAACAGCATGGTACCAAGTGGCTTGTTGTTGAAAAGCGCCCAGGAACTTTTGG